GTTCTTTTTTGCACTTCTCGCAACATTTTTCCTTGCTGCTCCTGTATGGGCAGTCGATGTTCAGATGGGTGCTAACGGCAATCTAGTATTCGAACCAGCAGAGGTATCGATTGCTGCTGGTGAATCTGTTCATTTCATCAATAATATGCTTCCACCCCACAACGTTATCGTAGAGGACCATCCAGAGTGGTCTCACGAAGGTTTGGCTATGCTTCCAGGTGAAGACTTTGAGGTTGCATTTCCAGAACCAGGAGATTATACTTACTGGTGTGCTCCTCACAAAGGTGCGGGCATGATCGGTACAGTACATGTAAACTAATGCATCACATTGAACATATGATTATCTGTTGCGTCGTCGGTATTGGTATCGGCACCCTAGCAGTCTGGGGATATCAAAAAATCAAAGAAAATAAAAATCACAATCCGTGATAAATTCAGAGACACCGTATAAATTACAACAGATAATACAGGATACTTGGCCAAATCTGTTTTATCTTAAAACCACTCACAGGAAAGACCGAATGAAATTCACAGTTTATTCAAAAGATGGTTGCCCATATTGCACAAAAATTGAACAGGTGTTAAAATTAGCACAGTTGCAGCACGTTGTTTATAAACTTGATAAGGATTTTACTCGTGAAGAGTTTTATTCTGAATTCGGTCAAAACACTACGTTCCCGCAAGTTATTTGTGACACCAAATATCTTGGTGGATGTTCTGATACCGTTCAATATCTGAAGGAGCAGAATTTGGTTTAATGGAAAATAACGTACACGAAGTTTACACTGATGTTGAGCAAGCAATCGACTATGCTTTTAACGGCCAATTTGTTCTTAAGTTTTATGATTACTTGAAAGTTCGTGGAACTAAAAAAGTAGAAGTCGATGAGTTCATTGAAAGTTCTACTGCCACAGAACTTAGCGAATTGGTTATGGATTTGGATGATTATTGTGAGGGTGGAACCGACAGTGAACACAAACAACTTCGTGAAGCATATGGACACATTCCAAAACCACAAGCACGTAAAATTAGAAACTATTTGTATGGCATCCTAGAAGATGCTTGGAAGTATAGCCATGACAAAAGACCTGGAAGGAGGAAGAAGCAAACTAAATAATCAAGAACCCCAGATTAATCGGGGTGTTGAGTTACTATTACGTAATAGGAGAAGAAATTCATTCAAACCAAAAACTTTTCAAGTGAAATTTGGCAAAATGATTTCTCTTTTCCGCAGAGAGTTTCATTTCTACATAGAATTTCACGTTGATGTTAGAAAAAAATAAACTCTCTGGAGAAAAACTATGTTAGCAGTAACTCTTACTATCGGAACATTGGTCTCAATAATGTTCTTTTTTTGTTGGAGGTGTGGTAGGATGGCTAGCCAAGGAACATTTCTATCAATCGTCTCCTGTTTATACGCATCCAGAGATGTTTGACTCAAATGGGAATGTAATACCCGATGAAATTTTAGCTGTAAGATTTGAAAATGACTATGACGACTACGAAGAAGAAAGTGACGACTAAAAAACCAGTCACTCCAGTTGAAACTTTACCAACAAATCCTTTTGTTTATGAAGTCTTGGAACTTGCTTCCAAGCAAAGAACCAAAGCAAAGAAGGTAGAGGTTCTTCAGACCTATGCTCACGATTCATTGAAGACTGTTTTTATTTGGAACTTTGATGAATCTGTAATTTCTCTTCTTCCTGAGGGTGATGTTCCCTATGGAGATGCAGAAGACCAATCGGTGTATAGTGGTACACTCTCCGACAACATTAAGCGTGAGGCAGCGGGTGGAGAGTCTGCAACAGGTCAGGATATGGATGGAAGGGGTAAGACCTCTTTGCGTCGTGAATACCAAAATCTCTATCACTTTGTGAAGGGTGGAAATAACGGTCTAAATAATGTCCGCAGAGAGATGATGTTCATCAATCTTCTTCGTGGTCTTCATCCTCGTGAGGCAGAAGTTCTAATCCTTACCAAGGATAAAAAGTTGTCTGACAAATATAAGATTACGAAGGATATTGTTGCTGAAGCATATCCTGATATTCGATGGGGCGGCCGTTCGTGATAAAAACAGAAGAGAAACAGGAGAAGGATATGACTGAATGGTCAGATGAAGAAAGAAATACACTCATCCCCAATTATGGTTGTGACCTTCTCGTAGAGGGGGCAAATGATGCCCAGATTCACGATAAATCTTATCCAAATGATACCTATCAGGTTCATTATATGGTGAATGGTAAATTGCAAATTGATTTGTGTAGAG